GGAGCCGGAGCCGGAGCCGGAGCCGGAGCCGGAGCCGGAGCCGGAGCCGGAGCCGTAGCCGTCGCCGTTGCCGTAGCCGTAGCCGGAGCCGGAGCCGTAGCCGGAGCCGTCGCCGTCGCCGGAGCCGTAGCCGGAGCCGTAGCCGGAGCCGGACCCGGACCCGGACCCGTACCCGTACCCGTACCCGGACCCGTACCCGGTGTGATCTTCCTTGGTACTAGGCATCGGTGGCCGCGATCCCCGCGAACGCGGAGACCGCCTCCGGGGTGAGATCGAAGACGTTGACGATGCCGCTGAGCAGCGCCGCGGGGGCTGGTGCGCCGATGCGCGAGAGCTTGGCGTTCGGGCCGCACGGACCATGTGCGGCGAGGCTGGTGATCCCGCCGGTCTTGCCACGCCAGTGCGCGACGTGCCGCACGTTGGTCGCGCGGATCGTGCGCGTCCCGTCGGGCGCGAGTTCACCGTCGTCCACGACCTCGCCGATGTACAGCCCGTACGACTTGTTGGCGAGCAGCACTGGCCGAGGGGCCTTGCCAGATCGGGGGGACTTCTTCTTGGTAGTAGCCATGTTGAGTTCTCCTTTGGTTGTGGTTACTTGCCGAGTTTCTTAGCGGGCTTGCCGGACTTCGCCCGGTAGGCGCGGTCGACCGTCAGGTACTGCCGGAGGGTCGCGCAGGCGTCGCTGTACCGCACGACCGCCGGCAGATCCCATGTGCTGCCTGCGTAGCCGGCCGGGGCACTCTCGGCCGCGCGGCTCCGGACGTCGTAGATGAAGTCTTCGATATGGGCCTCGTCGAGCAAGCCGGCGATGGCCCCGCGGACGGTCATGCCCTAGATCATCCCCGGCACGGGGCTGGCTACGCTTCGTCGGCCGTCGGATCGTCCCGGAGCACGTCGGCCTCGCTTTCGAGCGGGTCGCGCGTGACGGAAAGGTCGCCGAGCGCGCCCGGCAAGGCCCGGGGATCGCCCTTGATGAAGACCAGGACGCACTGGTGGGTACGGCCGAGCTTGCGGTAGCGCCCAAACGGCTTCGCCACGCGCAGCGGGAGCGAGCCGACGGAGTTGACGAGCACGGCCTCGTTGTAGAGGCGCAGGTCGGCGGCGGCGAAGGCGTCGATCGTGTCGCGCACGAAGCCGCGGCAGTAGCCCTTGACGTCCCGCACCTCCGACACGACCCACACGGCCAACCGATCGGGTTTCAGGCGGGCGCAGGCGAGCCGGATGATCTCCCGGTAGACTTTGAGAAACGCCGGGTAGTCCATGGTCGAGATGTCGCGGGGGTCGTCGCTGTAACGCTCCAGGTCGGCGTACGGCGGGCAGCTGAACACCAGGTCGTACGGATCGCCGCTCCGGGCAAGCACTTCGGAGGAGTCGCCCACTTCCCACTGGGGGGCAGGCGGCGGGGGCGCGGGGTCCCCTTGCCACGCGGGTTCGATCTCGGCCCACTGCTCGCGGTTGGCTGCGATCTGCTCGGCGCGCAGGTCGATGCCGACGTAGGGGTGGCCGAGGGCGGCGGCGACGACGCCGCGCACCGATCCCCCGGCGAAGGGGTCGAGTACGGCGCCGCCGGGCGGGGCGAACCAGGGGTCGAAGATCGACGTGCCGGTGTGGGCCGGCGCGATGATCCGGCGGCTGGTATCGTCGAGGTCCGAGGCGGGGCGAGAACCCGGAACGATGTCAGGCGTCCCGGGTTCCCGCCCTTTTCCCCTACGACGGCGCCACGTTGGATGTGGTCACCGACGCCGGCCAGGGCGCCGATCTTGCGCCCTGATCGGGCGATGCGCTGGGCGACATCGCTGCGCTGGACGCCCTTCTCGGCGCGCTCCGTGATGTCCCCCAGGCTGTTGGGGGATGCCTGCCAGGCGCGGCCTTCCACGGGCGTGAACTCCCCGCGGCCCAACTCCCCGCGCAGCCCGAGTTCCAGCCACATACGGCGCCGCTCTTGCCAGTAGCCCTGGCGCGTGTCGAGCACGGAGAACGGCGGGATGAGGAACTTCTCGCGCAAGCGCCCGGCCGCCGAAGGCCCGTTGTACGCCCCCTCGGACCGGAGGATCAGCGCCCGCGCTTCCTCGGCGGTCCAGCCCAGCCCGGAGAAGTCCCCGCCGTGCTCCTCCACGCGGCGCAGGATGGCAGCAACCCCCTTGTCGTCCCAGCCACCGAGAGGCCCGATGGCGTTGTCGGCCACGAGCATCTCTTCGGCCTCGTCGTCGTTGCGCGACGACCAGCCGCGGTAGACCGGCACGAGCCAGCGGCCCTCCGCCACGCGCACGCCTTCGGGCGGGGTGCCGCCACCGGCCTGGAGCGCCTGGAGGGCCTCGCGCCGGCCGTGCCCGGCGGCCAGCAGGCCGGTGCGCTCGTCCAGCACGATCGGGGCCGCGTAGCCCCGCTTCGTCATCGACGCCTCGATCTCGCCGCGTGCATGTTTTTTTGGATTCCGCGGGTGCGGCCGCAGCGCCGCCAGGTCCATGTACTCGATCGATCGCTCAGCCAAGCGCCACCGTTCCTTCCGACACCAGCAGGTGTAGCGCTGGCCGGATCCGCTCGGCCAGCGCGGTGTTGTGCGTGATCAGCAGGACTGCGCGGTCCTGCGCGATCTCCTCGACGAGCCCCACGACGGCCTCGACGCCGGCCGTGTCGAGCGCGTCCAGCGCCTCGTCCAAGATCAGGGTGCCCCGCGCGCCGGGCGTGATCTCGGCGAGCGCCAGCAGCAGCGCCACGTCGATCCGGCGCCGTTCTCCGCCACTGGCGCCGTCGTACCCCTGACCGCCGCCGGCACCTTCCACCGCCAGGGAGATGGCGTCGACGACGGCACCGGACTTCCGCTCGGTCGTGCCGGCGAGGCGCAGGGTGATCGGCCGGTCGCACAGGCGGGCGAGCCAGGCGTTCGCCACCGTGGTGAGGCCGTCCAGCAGGCGCGCCAGCATCTGCGCGCGAACCCCGCGAAAGCCGAGGACTTGTTCGGCGGCCGCGAGTTCGGCCACGGCGGAGCGCGCCAATGCCAATTCGCCTGCCGCTGCCGCCCCTTCGGCCTCCGCGGTGGCCTGATCGTGCAGGGCGGCGATCTTGGCGCGCTCGGCCTGTTCTCGGAGCCCCGTCAACTCCTGCTCGCGCCGGCAGGCCGACTGGAGGCTTTCGGCATGACGGGCGAGGGCCCCGGCCTCTTCGCGCAGCTCGCCCACGTCGGATGCCGCGCGGAGATCCGCCTCCGACAGATCGACCACGGCCGCCGTGGAGGCGCGAAGGCGGGCCTCATGGGGGGCGCGCACGAGCCCCGTCACGGCCTGGCCGCAGGTCGGGCAGCGGTCGGCCGCGAGCAACGCGAGCGCCCGTTCGTCACCGCTCACTTGACCCCTCGCACGCCCCAGCTGGGTGGCGCCTTCGCGCCTCGCGTCCTCAGCGCGCATCAGCGCGGCGCGGGCGTCAGAGGCGTCCTGTCGGGCGGTAATGACGACGGCGGGGCTTGGGAAGGCCTCCCCGGCGGTCAGGCGGGCCAACACGGCGGAGGCGTCCGCCACACGGCGCCCGCAGGCTTCGGCGCCGACGGCGGCGCGCTCCACGTCCCGGGTGAGCGCCTGCACGCGGCCGGAGGCGGCGCGGATGTCCTCCCGGCATCGCTCCAGCGCCGGGTCGAACACGGCCAGGCCGAGCAGGCCTTCCAGGAGGCGCTTGCGCTCGGCGTCCGTGGCCGCGGAGAAGTGGGCGGCGTCGGCGCTGCTGAACACGTGCGAGCGGCGCCACTGGTCCTGCGTGCCGATCTCGTACTCCAGGGCCTCCTGCGCCCGCGTGGCCGACTCGTAGGTCGGCGCCGCCGCGTCGCCCCGCTGCCAGGCGAGGTACGCCTTCCCCTTGCGCCGCTCGCGAGCCACCGTGAGGCCATCGCCCAGCACCACGGCGGCCTCGCAGCCCTCGTCGCCGCGCCACGGCACGGACCCGCGGATCGTGCGGCCCCACAGGGCCCAGGACACGGCTTCGGCAAACGTCGATTTGCCGGACCCGTTGCCGCCACTTACAAGCACGACCCCCCGGTCGGGCAGCGTGACGGTGGTTTCGGCGTGGGACATAAAGCCGCGCAGCCTGATTTCCCGAATCCTCATGGGGCCCCTCCCGCGATCCTTCGCGTCTTCCGCGGCGTCGGCGGCCGCGCGGAAGGCGCGCAGGCACGCGAGGCACTCGCACCCGTGGAGACCGGGCGGGTGGGGGGGCGCCAGCGCCGGCCACGACACGTCACGCCTCCTCCACGAGATCGAAGTCCCACAGGGAGAGGTGCCCCTTCGCCGGGATCGGGGTGGAGAGGCGCGTGAGCCCGCGCGTGATCCACGCCCACCGTCCCGCAGAGAAGTCTCCGAAAACGCGCTCGTGCTCGCCGTGTGGCAACGGGGTCTCGAATAGGTCGTCGAAAGCCGTCTCGGCCGGCACGCAGTCAACCAGTTCGACCCGGGCAAGGATCACGCCGAGGGGTAGGCCCCCGTGCCGCCGGTTCACGAACCCGGGATAGGCGGCCTCCAGCACGGAGCAGAAGGGGTGCAGCGCCAGCAGGTCGCGCGCTTCCCGGGGGAACCCCTTGGCGGCGTGGATGAGAAGCGGCCCCCGATAGGGAGTCTTCCAGCTCCGGGTTTCGTACCGCTTCGCCCCGATCGCCATGAGGGACGACCACGGCTGGGTGAGGGAAAGAGCCTTCACGGCCAGTCCTCCGCCATCGCCTGCTCCATGGCCGCTTCCTCCGTCTCGTCGTCCCATTCGGCCGGCGGGCAGGGGGGCGTCCAGAAGGTCCCGCCGCGCGGGCACGTCCAGAGCCGGTACGGCTTGCGCATCTGGTGCGTGTACTCGTGGTGCGTGAGGTAGACGCGGCCGTGAATCCGGCAAATCACCGCCCACGGCGTCGGCTTGGCGGACTCCCCGGCGAAGAGTTGCCCGTCCCACCCGGGAAGCGCGCCGCCGCAGTCGGGGCAGCCGCAGCGAGCATGGTCGTAGGTGATCCGATCCGGCATCTATGACTCCTGCACGCCCTTCAACTGTTCCCACACAGACAGCCACCTCGTCCCGGGCATCCCCGCCGCGTTCCTCTTCACGCACGGCGCACAACAGATCATCCGCTCCACGGCAACGAATCCCGCAGAGGATGTTCGGGACTTATCGGGGATCGTGATGATGGCGCACCGCGCCTTTGGATCCGCTCGATGACCGCATTGGATGCACGCGAGCCCGACAAGATCGTCTACGGGGAACCCGACTTCGATTCCGCCCTTGAAGTCCTCCACAGCCATCTAGGCCCCCTTGAGGTAGCCGCGCACGTGGGAGAGTACGGAGGCGCGGTCCACGCCCTCGGCCAGCGGCATCGCGCCCACGTAGGCGGCCACGGCCTCGTCCAGCACCACGGCCTCGCGGGCGGCATTGGCGGCCCCGCGCACGTCCTGCTGGCGGGCGCGCACGTCGGCCGGGTCGATCTCCGCGACACCGTCCACCAAGACACCGGCCGCGATCAGGGCCGCAAGCCGTGCCTGGCCGCCCGCGAGGCCGTCGGCGGGCACACGGAGACGCGCGTAGAAGGACCAGCAATTGGTCGAGGCAGAAAGGTCCCTCACGCAGCCATTCTCCGCCACTTCCTCCCCGTCCAAGAAGCGCGGGCCGGGGATCTCCTCGACGATCCGGTCGCCAGCCTCATCGTCGTAGATCGCGAGCGTCCCGTAGCCGTCGAGCCCCAAATTGTCGAACCCGGTCGGGACAAGAGCCCCGATCTGGATGAGGTGCCCGTCGAGCCAGGAAGCGTGCTGGTGCCAATCACCGAAGGCAGCGAACTGGAGGTTGTGCTGCTCCATCAGGGCCAAGACGGAAGCGGCCTCGATCGCGCCGGCCGAGCCCCGCAGGTAGTCGGGGGTGTCGCCGTCGATCAGCCCGACGTGCCCGCACAGCACCGTCGCCGCGCCGGGCGCAGCCCCTATCAACATCTCTACGTCCGCCGGCAACCAGACCCGAGCGTCGCCGGGCCGGAAGGGCACGAGCAGCAGACGGCCCCAGCGGGTCGGCCATTCCACGACCTTGATGCGGCCGCACCCGTGAGCCAGCGGCGCCAGCGCGTGGTCCCCGGGCGCCGTCGAGACCATCTCGTGATTGCCGAGCAGCACGATCACCTGCATGTCGGTCGACCCCGACTCCAGGGCCGCGCGCACCGCCGCGATCACCTGGGGCGCCGGGCGTGCGTCGTCGAAGAGGTCGCCGGCCACTACGAAGGCGTCGCAGCGCAGGTCGGAGGCACGCCGCACCGAGCGCGTCAGCGTGTCGACGATCTGCCGGCACCGCCGGTTGAGACCGGCATCAACGGGGCCGCCGAGGCGGCGGTGGAGGCCAGCGTGAACGTCCGAGCAGAAGGCGATCTTCATGTGGGGCGGTGTGGCCGAGTCGAACGGCCGCGCCCGGGGGTGAGCCGGGCGCCTACCCAAGCGCCGCCTTTGTTACCTAGTAGGCGAGGTCGTCGTCGGCCGCGCGGTCGTCCTCCGGCCGCGGCTTCGGCTTGGCGTTGCCGCGGGGCTGCGTGGCCGCCGCGGGGGCCGTCGGGCGCGCCGCGCGAGCGGGCGGGGCGTCGTCGTCGCTCGGGGGCGGCGCGTCGTCACGGGGAGGCGGGGCGGCGATCTGCCCCTGCCGGCGGGAGGCCCCACCGATGTACTTCTGCTTCTCCGCGATGGCCTGGGAGATCTGCTCGGGCGACATGGCGCGCAGGAAGCGGTCGAGGTCCGGCCGCGCCTGGAACCAGCGGATCATCTGTTCCTCGCTCGGCGCCCAGGCCCCGGCCGCGTCGTCCCAGTGGCCGGCCATCGGGGACGCGCCGCGCTCCTGGTTGATCGCCGCCGTGTACTCCGTATCGTTCTTCCCCGTGCCCTTGCGGGTGATGACGAGATCGTAGCCGCGCAGCGGGTCGGTGAAGTTCCCGGCGATCTTGGCGTTCTCACGCATGATGCGGAGTTGGCGGAACAGCTTTTTCCCGATCCGGGCGATCTGCGGGCCGGCGGCCTCCTCGTTGCGGTCGATCAGGGACGTGAGGGCGCTGGGGCGGGGCTGCATCTCGCGGCCGACCTCGTAGTCGATGGGGTTTCCGCTCTTGATCAGCTCCTCGGCCTTGTCACACTCGTCGCAGGTCTTGTCCCCGTGGATGCGGGGGCAGGCGTACTGGAGGGTGTCGTCCGGGCCGCCGCCGGGGATCTGCACGCGGTGCTCGTGGACGATCACGAACGGCGACTTCCGCCCGCGCGGCGGCGGCAGGAAGCGCACGTCGTTGGGCCCGACTTCGAACTTGAAGAACTGGCCTCGGCCGCGGGCGAACTCGGCGTTGTCGGCGCTGATACCGTCCTTGTCCCAGGTCTCGTAGTAGTCGTTGATGCTGTGCTCGGTCTCGTCGCTCATCTCGATCTCCTCGTGTGTTCGGCGTTCCATCGTCCGGCATGGCCCCACCACGGGGCCGCGGGCCTGGCCGCTTGCTACGGTTGCTTCATCCGTTGCACATGTCGCTGCGCGTATTCCTGCTCCTGCCTCAAGCGGGTCTCCTCGCGTTCATTGATCCGCAGCAGCCGATCGATCTCCGCCGCGATCAGAGCCCCCGCCTTGACGAGCTGCCGCACCCGCTGATCGCGGGAGCCCATGTAGGTCTTGTCCCGCTTGTCCGCGTTCGCGGACCACGGCCAAGGGTCGTAGAAGCGGAACGTACCGGGGTCCTTCTGGTGGTAGTAGACGGGCATCCGGGCCGCGTAACACACGGCGGCGTCCGCTAGGTCCCCGCGCCTGTGCTCGTCGTCGTGGTCGGCGCCCCAGCCCTCGTCAGCGATCTGGCGGTCGCGCTCGTCCGCAATGAGCTTGGCGCCGTTTTCCATCTAGAACTCGCCCCCTTCCCGAAAAGACTCGCGGGCGACCTGGGCACGGATGGTGGGGTCGTGCTCCATCTCCTTGCGCCGGTCGGCGCCCGCGCTCATCAGGGCGTCCTTCTTGTACTCCAGCGCCTTGACCGTGACCCACAGGGCGTCGGCGCGCGCTTCGGCGGCGATCATGTTGAGCCGCGCCTCCTGCACCTCCTCGTCGACCTCGACCATGGCGTCCACGTCGTCGGTCGTCGGGCCCTTCACGCGATCCTGCTTCTCGCCACCCTGGCCGCCCTTGTACTTCTCCCGGACCGTCAGGCGCGCCTGCGCCCGCACTCGGTCGTAGAGGGTCTTTTCGATCTTGGACTGCCGGCGCGCCTCCGCGTGCTTGTAGCCCCAGCGGGCGTAGAGCGCCGGCAGCTCCAGGAACTGTCCGTTGAGGTTCTGATCGTCGATGCGGACGGCTTCGTCCGGGTCGTCCTGCGGCAGATCGCGCGGTTCCATGTACCCTCCTACATCCCCGGATCCGCCGCGGCTACGCGACGAGCCTCGGCTTCCCATACTTCTCAAGCGAAGACCAGGAGTACCCTACCTCCGGCTCGGCCACGATCGGGACGGAGCACTTGTAGGACTCCATCCGCTCGACCGTCGCCGCTAGTACCTCGTCGAGTTCGCGCTCCCGTACCTGTCCAAGTAGCTGGTCGTGGATGGGCGCGCAAATCTTCGCGTCCACTCCTTCTTCACGGATCCACCGCACGACCTCGATCATCGCCCGCATGCACACCTCGTTGGCGGTGCCCTGGATGTCTCCGTTGAACGCGCCGGTCTCGGCCGTGCTGCGGTTGCGCCCCGCCTCGTCGTCGTCGCCGGCCTCCGCGATCCGCCAAAGCCACCGGCGCCGGTACTCCTGCTCGTGCCAGTGGGTCCACATGCAACCCGTGCGCTGGGTCTCGCGGATCTTCGCGTCGCGCCAGGCCGTGAAGGTCTTGAAGGCGCCCAGCACCGCGTCGAGGATGCGCTGCGCTTCCGTCTGTGTGGTGTGGAGCTTCTCCGCCAGCGACGCGGCGCCCTGGCGGTAGAAGACGCCGAAGTTCACCTCTTTGGCGACCCGCCGCTGGTTCTTCCCAACCTCGTGGGGGGCTAGGCCCGGCCACACTAGCGGGGCGATCAGCTCGGCGGTGCGCTGGTGGTAGTCGAGCCCCTTCCGGTAGATCTCGCGCATGAGTTCGTCGCCGGAGAGGTCGGCGGCTATGCGAAGCTCGATCTGCGAGAGGTCTACGGAAAAAAGCACGTAGCCGGGCGGCGCCTTGATGCAGCCCTTGAGCAGCGTGCCCCACTCGGCCTTGAGGCCGTCGCCCTTCTCCGACACGACGTTTTGTATGTTGGGCTCCACCGCGCTGAAACGCCCTGTGCGAGCCCCGTCGATCTTGATCGTGGGGTGGAGCCGTCCGTCCCCGCGCAACTCGCGCAGCCAGCCCAGCGTGTAGGTGTCGCGCAGCTTGTCGATCCGGCGCCAGTGCAGCAAGTCGGCGATGACCGGGTGCTTCCCCTTGATGGCGGCCAGCGCCTCGGCGGCCGTCGACCTGCCGAACTCCTCCGGCACCGAGAGCTTCAACTCGTCGTAGAGGAATGCGGCAATCTGCGGGGGGCTGGCGGGGTTGAACTTGTAGTGCTTGAGCTTGACCTCGGCCTGCTCCTGGAGGCGGGCGAAGTGGGCGTCGGCCGCGCGCAGGGCGCCTATGTCGACCGGCACGCCCCACTTCTCGACCTGCACGCAGGTCTGGATCGCAGGCAGCACCGACTCGCGCCACGCCTGTTGGAGCCCGGCGGGCTCGCGGGCGAGGCGCCGATCCAGGTGGACGCCGAGGCGCGCCGTGGCGAGCACGTCGCGGGAGACGTACCGCTTGCGCACGGGGGGCGGCAGGAGCGCGTAGACCCAGCGGTCGGATGGCCCGTCCTGGTCGACGATGCCGCGCGCCGCCACCTCGTCGATCTGATCGACGCCGCCGAACAGGTTTGCCTGAAACCGTTCCTTGTCCCACCTCTTCGCGCGGGCCTTGGCCTCGTCCTTCGCCGCCTCGGCCTCCTGCTTGTGGCCGCCACACCCCACGACCTCGGCCATGGCGGCCAGGTAGCCGTCGGCGTCCGGGTCGATCACGTGGGTCATGAGCTGGGCGTCGAAGGCGATGCCGTGCACCTCCACGCCGTAGGCGCACCAGATCATCTGAATGTCGCCCTTGACGTTGGTGCCGCCCTTGAGCACCGCGGGATCGGCGAGAAGGGCCAGCGCCGACGCTCGCGTCGCCGGATCCTCCAAGGCCGCGCGATCCCACACGTACAGGTCATCCGGCGTGCCGATCGAGATCGACACCACGGCGAACGAGGCGTCGTAGAGACGCCCGCGGGTCTCGCAGTCGAACGTGAGCGCGGCCTGCGGGGTCTCGGAGGCCACGGGGCGCGCGGGGGGCGCGTAGGCGCGCAGGGCAGCTACGGCCTGGGCGGCGTCCTCCGGGGTCTCTACGTCGTGGTAGACCTTCCCGGCCCAGGCGGGCTCCCAGGGCGGGGCGGCGACCTGTAGGGCCCATTGGAGGTCGCGCTCGTGCCAGGCGCGCACGAAGCGGTTGCGCGCTGCGGCGGCCGGGTGCGTCACCATGAAGACCGGCACGCCGGATGCCAGGTAGGTGAAGGCGCGGCGGGCGGAGAACGGCTCGACCTTGCGGCCGAGCACCCCGTAAGCGCCCACCTCGCCGAGCAGCAGGATCCGGGTGGGCTTGGCGTCGGCGATGGCTTTGGCGAGGTATGGCCGGCACTTGTCCGCCGACGGCAGGATCGTGGCCTTCGCCGCGTCCACATCCTGGCAGCGCAGGGCGTTGTCGTACATGACCGGGCCGGGCCACCACTGCGCCACGAGGTCGCGGAACCGGCGGGATCCCTGGCCGGCGAAGACCCGGCCGCTGCGGTCCTCCTCGACGCCCGGGTAGGCCCCGACCACGTAGAGGCCGCCGGGCGCGCCGTCAGGGGACAGGCAGACGTTGCGAGCAGAGGCGTGGCGTGGGCAGAGGCGGCAGCCGGGGTGGAGAGGCAGGCCGTGAACGGCCTCGATCGTGGCGGCCGGTGCCTGCTCGTAGAGCGGGGCGGTCCGCACCCGTTCAGCTCCTCATGGGCATCAGCACGGCCCGGTAATGGGGGCCGTCGGTCAGGACCAGGGAGCCGTAGGACATGTCCCGATCCGGGTGGAGCAGCACGTACTCGCCGGACCCCGCTTCCAGCCACTCGCGGAAGTAGCGGGGGTTGAACGTGGCCTCAAAGTGACCCCCGGCGTAGAGCACGTCCTCGTCGGTCTCCTCGTAGTACGCGCCGTCCGCGCCGTCGACCTTCATGGCGAGCAGGGGGTCCGGTTCCAGTACGATGGTCACGCCCATGCCGTGCTTCACCATGAGCGCTGCGCGCTCGACCATGCCGAGCAGCACCTCCCGCTTAACCTGAAAGGGGGCCGTCTTCGCGTACTCCGGGATGACCTGGCGGTACGGCGGAAACCGGAGGTTGGCGTCGTGCAGGACCGACAGGGTGATGCTCCCCCAAGCGAACCGGCGAGACCAGTGCGTGCGCCCCGGCGAGCGCGCCACGCCCACGTGACCAGTTTCCGCGTCGTCGGCAACGAGCCGCCGGATCGCGCGGATCGCGTGCGTGGGGACCAAGGTGTCGACCAGGGGCGGTATCTCCTCGCCGGGGGGCTGGACCGACTCGGCGAGCGCCATCCTGTGCCCGTCGGTCGCCGCCACGGTCAACACGTCTACGCCGGCCTCGAAGAACACGCCCATCAGTTCGGAACGATCCGCCGACACGGCGTAGGCCGCCCGCCTGATCAGCCCGTCGAGCCGGGCGGCCTCGATCGTGGCGGTCGCCGTGGGCACCGGCTGCGGCACAGGCAGAGCCCCGGCGTCGCCCGGGTTCAGCCGGTACTTCGCCCGCCCGGCCGAAACCTCCACGCGGCCCCCGGCGCCATCCTGTTCGACCGTGATGTTGCCCTTGCCGCGCATCGCATCCACCGCCACGCGCATCGCGTCGGCGCCCACCATAAAGGACCCGAGCCCCTCCAGGGCGCCGCCCTCCAGCGCGACGGTCATGCCGATCTGGAGGTCGGTGGCGTCCATGTAGAGCACGTCGTCGACGCGTCGGAACCGCAACCCGGCGAACGCTGGCTTCGAGTCGCCGTACAGCTTGGAGGCGTGGTGTACCGCCGCGAGCAGTGCGGGCGCGGGGATCGCGAAGCGCACTACTTGACCCCTTGCTCCAGCTTGAGCGCGTTGACGGCGCGGCCGACGCGCTCGCGGATCTCGACGGCGCCGCCGATCCGGGCCAGGACGGGCACATGCGGGCCCCAGGCGACGCACCGCTCGACCACCTCGATACCGAGCACGAGCCCGTCCTTCTGCAAGTTGGTCAGGAGGTCACGCATCTTGTCCATCGTCCGGTACAGCTCCGGCACGTCTTCCAAGGCCACCGCGCCGTTGGTCTTGGGGTGGGCGGGCGGCGGCGCCGAAGACGGCTGCATCGGGATCACGTTCGACGGAGCGGCGGAGGGCGCCTCTGCCGCGGCTGGCGAGGCCGGTTCCGCGGGTGGTTCCGCCTTCGTCTTCCGCGTGGTCTTCGGCTTCTCCGCAGGCGCCGTGGCAGCCCCTTGGAGGGCCACACTGGGCGCCGCCGGCTTGAGGCCCTCCGGCGTGACTTCGCGCTTCACCTCGACGGCCACGGGCTGCGCCGCCGCCTGTGGGATGGGATCTGCCTTCGCCGCCGGGGCGATCTTCGTGCTGGCTACGTCGGCGCCCCCGGCCGGACGCGGCTCGATCGACACGACCGCCCCCGTCGCCAGTTCATCGAGGATGCGGTGGGCGCCCGCCAGATCCAGCCCGGAGATCACGAGGGCGCCGAGGCTCTCCCCGTCCGGCTGCCCGTACTCGACCTCGTGGACCGCGCCGAGAATCTCGGCCGGCCCGCGGAACCCATAGAGCTGCAAGAGCGGCATCGTTCCTCCTCCGGCGCCTAGCGCCGTGCCCCCTGGATCATCCCCGCCGGGGGCGCTGTTACACGGCCACCGGCAAAACGCGCGTGAGGCTCAGCGCCGCCGCCTCGCGGATCGTCCCGATCGGGTACTCGTCCGGATCCTTCCCCGGCGGGAGCCGCACCGTCCCCACCCGCAGGGGATCCAGGCGGTCCCCCTCCTTGTACCGCTCCAGGCCCCGGACGCGGAGCTGGAGCGCCGTAGCGAGGCCGAGTTGCCATGCGTCGCCATCGAACACGATCGAGAGCGGCCGCGGCGAGATCAGCAAGGCGTCGATCTGCCAGGGCGAAGGCTTGCCCAGCACGGCCACGCTGTCGTCCGCCGACGTACCCAGCACGTCGAACACGCCCTCCACGACGATCCCGGGCTCCGCACGGGGCTGGAGCAGCGCCCGGTGGTTGAACATCATGTAGGCGCGCTCCATGCCGTCGGCGTAGCGGTAGGGCCGCTCGACCTTGCCGCGCACCCAGACGCGCCCCGACCAGCCGAGCCAGGTCTCCCCGTCCGTGCCGAAGATCGGCACGATCACCCGGCCGAACGCCTTGCCGCGGTGGACGGCGGCGCCGATGCTCGCGCGCCGGATCAGCGCCCGATCGATCCGCCGCCCCAGCAGGTAGTCGCGCGCCGGCGCACACGCGCGCGACGCCCACGCGTCGTCGGTCCACAGGGGCACGTACCCGTCCGGCGCCCGCATGGCCGGCCGGGCCGCGGCCGGGGCCGTGTAGGTCGCGCCGGTAACGTGGATGCGCCCCCGCGCGCCGCATCGAAAACAGGAAAAGAACCCCTCGCCGGGGTGGAACGAGAAGGTCTCGCGCCGGCCGTCACAAAGGGGGCACCGCGCCCGAACGCGACCTTCGGCGTTCGGGCGCTTCCCCTCAACGGCCGCGAGGACTACCTGCGGGTCGACGCGCACCTACTGGACCGTTTCCTCCGCCTCGGCCTCGTCGTCCGCCTCGTCGTCCCCCAACGGATCCGGCTTCCGGCCGTCCAGCAGCGCCTGGAGCGTGCCCTGGCGGTGCGCCTCGCGCTCGTCCGCGTTCATCGGGCGCGACTCCACGACGACGCCGGTATCGAGCCGGATCAGCTCGATCGTGGTGCGCTGCGGGTTCGGCCGCAGCATCACGTCGACCATGCGGTCCTCGGTCCCGTCGACGATCATCTTGGCGGCCTTCTTGATGTCGCCGTCCATGTTCTTGAGCAGCTTGCGCAGGACGGACGCGGCCTCCTTGCCGGCGTCCTCCTTCTCGTCGCGCTCGGCCATCTTGGCCGCCAGGGCGCGCGACTTCGAGACCATCTCTTCCATCGACAGGTCTACCGGGAGCTTGCGTGTCATCATGTACATTTCCTCCTAGAAGGGTAGGTCGCCCGTGGGTTCGGCCCCGGGCAGCGTTCGGTTGAGTGGAACCATTTGCGCGCAGGGGAACTCGTGGCGCAAGGCCGGCGTCGCGCGCCCGGTGCCGCCGTACCGACCGCCGGCGATGTAGTACTCGATTTTGTCGTCGTCTACGCCCGTCAGGGTGACGATGAGGTCCGCGTTCCGCACGATCTCCATGGACCCGGCCACGTCGTCGGTCCCGATGCGAGAGGCGCCGCTCGACTTCTTCCCGCGCTCCTGCCCGGCGCCCCGCTGTGGCTGCGCCCCGGTCCACGTCCAGATCTTCTTGGCCATCGACCAGTCGCGCAGCTCGTCCGTGGCATCGCCGAGGGAATCCCACCGCTTCCCCCCCGGCTCGGTACGCGGTTTCAGCTTCTGGAGGTAGTCGACCGTGCAGAGGGAAACCGGGGCGCCCGCGCGCTGCTCCTCGTCCTCGACCCACTGGATGATCTCCCGGGCGCCGGTGCCGCGGCTCGGGAACCACTTCACCACCAGGTTGCCGAGCGGCCGGCCGGCCAACATCTCGCGGGCGCGTTCCATCGACCCGTCCTTGATGGCGTCGATCGGGATCCCCGTGAGGTTGGACTTCACGCGCACGAACCACTCGGCGACGGAAAGCTCCAGCGTGGCGACGCAGACGTTGAGCCCCAGCATCATCGCCTGCGCGGCGCAGTGCGTCATGAAGATGGAGTTGTGGGTCACGGTGAAGTCGTCAAGTAGGTAACGCCCGTCCCCGTCGAGGGTAAACCCGTAGTAATCCTCTTCCCCAGCGGGGCGGACCGTGAACGAAACCTTCCGCACGTCCTTCCGCTTCCTCTGAAAGGGCGGCGCCCGCTTCCGCGCTACACGCACCGGGATCTGCTCGATCTCCCCGGAGATCCGGGTGCGGTAATACGTCCCCACCGCCCCCGTTTGGCACGTTTTCTGACACGCAACCACGCGGGAGGCTGCGAGCCCGAGGCTTCTCGCGATGAAGGCAATATCCTCTACCAACTGACGAGACTTGAGCGTGAACTCATAAGCGGGGGACAGGCCGGCCTTGGCCAAGTAGCCGTCGGTGTCGATCAGGCCGGCCAGGATCTGCCGACGGGAATTTGGGTCCGCCACCCGATAGGCCTGTGGGATGAACTTGTCCCCCGAAGTCTTTCCGCGCAGACCCAGGCTCTCTAGCCGAGTAGTAACGCGGTTCCACACCTTCTTCACCCCCTTTTTCCGCCTTCCTGCCCGGGTAGTCGGATGCGGCGCATATTCCGGAATCCTCGAAAGCCGGTAGGTAGGCGCGTACCTAAGAGACGCGGGGCGTACCCGGAGGTTGTAACGTGCGGCCTGTGCATGTAGCTCTGTCACGATTTCCGGATCAGCCGTCGTAACACCGATCGAAGGGCTCTTCCCCCCTAGGGACCCGTCCCCGAGCAAGACCCCCAAAAAGTAGGGATCGAGTGGAAGCTGACGCAGGGAAGTTTGCGCGAATTCCACTCCTGGAGATCGCGTCAGCATGAAGGCTCGCTTCCGCTTAGCAGACCACGTTCCCAGTTCCTTCACGGAAACGTCCACCATCTCTCCGCCAACACCGGTGCGCACGAGCGTCAGGATGTGATCAGCATTCACCCGCCAAGGAGCGCCCCGCTTCGGCACGATGTCAAACATCTCCCCACGACCCCGATTCGTCGCCAACACCCTACGGAACCCCCCCCAGCCCATGAGGAGATCGCCTACTCGTACGTCCTCCACCTTCCGAATGGTTCCATCCGCGAGAAGGACCCCCTGTCCCTTTGCGTGACACTTGCCCACTTTCGCGCCGGCCATCACGACGTTGAAGGTCCCCCGCGCCGGGCCGCCGCTTAGGATGAAGTCCAACTCGTCGATGCCGGTCGGGAGGTGTTGCAGGTGGCGGATGTGCTCGATCTCGTCGAAGGAGGCCACGCCCATCCGGACGCCGGCGCCCTGATCCGCCCGCCCAAGCCCGTCGGAGAGGTTCAGCAACTCCGCGATCTTGCGATCGTCCTTCCCGCCCTTCGCGTAGGCTGCCGAAGCCGTCGTCGCGATCTGGAGCATGATGCGCTGCCGAAGCAACGGCACCAGCTCGGCGATCACGGCCTCCTCGGGAGGGTCGGTCGGCGGATCGAGGTCGGCGTCGAGGTAGCGGCCGGCGTCCTGGATGGCCTCGTGCGTGATCTTGCCCTGCTCGCGCTGCCCGGCCAGGCGCTGCTCCACGAGCGCCCAGTCACGCGGGCCGGCGCCGTGGTCCTTGAAGATGGCCTGGGCGGCCATAACCACCAGGACCGCCTCCTTGGCCGCCAGGCACACGGCGTCGAGCGCGTGTCCGCAGCGCCCCATGAAGCCCGGCGACGTGCAGCAGAGCCACGCCACGCGGCGCTCGAAGGCCCCGGCGAAGTTGTACGGCAGGCCCTCCACCTTCGGCTCAGCCATTCGGGTCCTCCCCCACGGGGGCCGGCGTGGCCGGCCGGAGCAGCGCCCCCAGTTCCGCCAGGCACACGGTGTACCGCTCGTCCCCAGCCCGCAGCTCCCCGACGCGCCGCACGGCGGCCATAACCGTCGTGTGGTCGCGCCCACCGCACAGGCGCCCAATATCCGACAGGGAGAGCGACGTGTACCGGCGGGCGAGCCACATGGCCGTCTGCCGCACGCGGGCGATGCGCGGGTGCCGCTCCGGTCCGAGGATCCGCTTCGGCTCCACCCCGAAGGTCTCGGCCACGAGGCGCACGATCCGGTCCCAGGTCGCCGGGGCCTCGTACCACTCGACGGGGAGCCGCCCGTCCCGCCCCGGCAGCACCGGCGGCCGTCGCGCCGGGATCACCACGACGGCCATCACGACGGTGTCGAGGTCGGTGGCGGAGGCCTGCGCCAGCGCACGCCGGATCGTGCGCACGAGCTTGTCCTCCACGGGGTCCATCAGGTTCGCGACCACGGGTGCCCCCTAAGACCACAACCACTTCCCGGCGTCGCGCATCGCGGCGAGCCGGGCAGCGTTGTCGTTGGCCTCCTGCGTGGCCTCGGCGCGCAGGCGGTCGTACAGGTCGCCCGGGAAGCACCGCGCCACCACGGCGGCGACCTCGGCGTCGCTGCGCGTAGCGAGGAGGCGCTCGCGCATCGTGCGGTGACGCAGGCACAGCTCCCGGAACTTCGCCCCCTCCAGGGAACGGCCCCCGAGGCCCCCGCCGTCGTGCGCGAACCAGCCCTGCCGCAAGGCCATGCGGTTCTCGCTCCAGACCAGGTGGAATGGCGGGGGGCTACCCTCGCCGCGGGCCATGTACTTCCCCAACACCCCCACGCTCCACACGGCCCACTCGGCCGGGGCGATCTTCCGGGCGATCATGGCGCGCGCGCCCTCCAGGATGGCGGCGCGGTGGCGGTTGATCACCGCGGGGGGCACGAAGGGGCGCCGGCCGGTCTTGGGGTCCGCGCAGGCCCCGGCGTAAGCGTTCACGAGCCAGGTGATCAGGGTGTCGTCGGAAGCGCCCTCGGGCAGCAGGGGCGCCCCGGGGATCACCGCGGGCTTCACGTCGTAGGGGGCCTTCGGCACGCCGGCCTGGCCGGGCCACGGTGGGAAATAGACCCGCCCGCCCCCGCGGAACTCCGCCCGGTCGTCCGTTTCCTCCGTGGTGGCCCGCCGGGCCGTGGGCGCGCCCGCCCCGCCCGCCGCGGGAGCTTTGGGGGTAAAGGCCACGGGGTCGGGGCTTGGGGTCGGCGCAGAGGCTACGGGATCGGGCGGCGTAGGGGAGGGGTCCGGTTCATCGTTGAGGGCGGCGTAGCACAGACGCATGTACTCGGGATCTTGGTTTTGATCTTGTTCAGGGAACCCGGCGGCTGTTTGGCCGGGTTCAGTACGAAGTACTGAACTAGCTCTGATACTAGCCTCTGTACTAGCTTCTAAACTATGGTCCCAAGGTTGCCCGGGTCTTGTCCCAAGGTTCGCCGGGTCTTGTCCCAAGGTTTGTTTCCCTCCCTTCCTCCTCTTGGCCCCGTGGTGGGGGCCGCGCAGCGCCTTCGCCGACAGGCCATTCTTGGCCTCCACGGTCAGTCCCACGCGGGGGTTGTCAACGCTGTCTCCGCGCCGGTACTTGTACTCGCACCAATTTACCGTGTGGGTGTACTGACGGTAGAAGGTCCCGTCTCCGCGGCGCCGGATCTCCAGGCGGGTGCTGAGCAGCCCGTACCGACGCAGCCATGCGAACGCGTACTCGATCTGGCGCTCCGTGACCCCCGCCATGGGCTTCGCCTGGAGCATCCTATCCCGACGCTCGTAGACCTCGCGCATGCCCTTCCCCTTGTACTCCCACCGTAGCCAGTGGAGATACCGAGCTGTCGTGACGACCTTCTCCGGCATGCGCAGAAAGAGGTCACGCTGGAGCCACTCGGCCCCCAGCGTGACCTTTTCTCCATTCAAAGCCTCGACAGTGCTCGCCGACCAGGATTCAGGCCGGTGTGGTCGTGCTTTACGAGCCTGGCCCCGAACGAAACGGGGCGGGGTGGAGCCGGGCGCGTGCGTGTACGAAGGCGCTGGCCCGGGAACCTGTGCCGCAACCATGTCGAACCCTTCCTACGTCTACCGGCTGAGTGGCCCCGCGTCGGTCGCTGCGTCAGGGGCAGGGGGAAGGGGTCCTAGCCTCTTGACCCCGACGCGGCGCCGCTCAACAGGTAGACGTCTCCGTAACTGGTCGTATGCAGCAATAGGGGCAGCGGCCCTTTGGCTAACACGGATCCGCTTGTACTACGGGCGCCTGCTCCGTGGCAAGCTTTTTTCTACTACCCGGTCATCCCCGCGGACACGCGGGTTCCGCGGCCGGCCCGCTACATCGGGGGGAAGAAGCCGTCGTCGTGGGGCTTCGGGCGCACGCGCGCCGTGGGTTGGAGCAGCGGGGCCCGGTCGTCCTCGACGACCCGCACGACGAAGCCCTCGTCCTCGTAACTGCGCCGGCGGGTGCGCGCGTGGCGCTCCATCCACTCGTTGCCCTCGTCGGCGAGGATCTACCCCAGCCTGCGTCGCTCCCCTCGTAAAATTCCCGCAACGTGGGTGATTGAATACCCTGTTGCGGCGGCGATTTCTCGTAGAAGCTTCCCCTCGGAGCGAAGCGCACGTACCTGGGTGATGTCTGCTTGTTTCGTAGAGGGATGACCAGCCCCACGCGGGTAGACACGCGCCGCGTTGTAGGCCCTGAACGCCCTCCCGTCGTTGTGTGCCGCCCGCCCTTTAGCGCGCATGTCTCGCATGTTGTCCCCCTGCGTCCCAAGGAACAGGTGATCGGGGCGAACGCAAGCTTTTACGTCGCAACGGTGGCAAACCAGTAGTCCTTGGGGTATCTGGCCAAAGTGCAATTCCCATGAAACCCGGTGTACCAGCCGGTTGCCTCCACGGCGTCCTACCAAGCCTATGTTTCCATATCCGTTTGAATAACGGGCGCCCTGCCATAGCCAACACGTCTCCGTCTTTTCTACCTTTGGCCAGAACCGTTCAACGAGTGGGCGCGGCATTACCGGCATGGCTGTTTGTATACCATGCCTTGCGGCTAGAAGGGGGCCCACTTTTGTTTACCTATTGGACCGGGGATCCATGCTTGGGAACAGGCCATCGTCTGGTGCGGTTCTCCCCGGTGATCTGATCAACGCCAGCGGTTCAGGATCGAGCACCTCGACTACATAGCCCTCCTGCTCGTAGGCGTTCTTTCGCGTGCGCGCGTGCCTTTCCATCCACTCCGAATTGAGATCGAGCACGTCCCAAACCTCGAACGTGCCCTTGTCCGTGGTGTTGCGCGTGCCGCGGCCGATCCGCTGGATCGCGGCGATCTGAGAGGCCCCGCCGCCCGCCACGACGACGGCGGCGAGCGACGGGATGTCGATTCCAGATGTGAAAATCGCGGAGCACACGATGGCGTCGAGCTTCCCGGCCACCAGCTTGGCGAGCGCGCGCACGCGCGCGTCGCTGTCCTTCGCGCCCCACACGAACTCGACGCGCAGCCCCTTGCCCCGCATCATGTCGGCGAGGTGCCGCCCGTGCTGGAGCTTCTGCACGAAGACGAGCGCCGGCTTCATTGCCTGTGCCGCCGCCTCCACGACCAGCCGGTTCCGCAGCCGCGACCGGATGATCAGGGTCTGCTCGGCGGCGCGGTACTGGTACTTCGACCACGTGCCCTCCTGCCGGCAGACCGTCATGCGGATCGTCGGCGCCGCCAGGATCCCCCCGTCGACGAGGGTCTGCGCCAGCACGCGGTAGAGCACCGACCCCGTGGCCCCCATGGTCACGAGGGTGCGCCGGTCGGTGCGCACGA